CTCACATAGTTCAGAAGAGCTTTCTCAAAAGCTGTTAGAATACGTCCAAACATTAATGTTACTTGAGCATCACCCTCGGAGCTGATTGATATAGGAAGATCAAAGATCGTGTTTACAACGGTGATAAATTCTTCTGGTGTAGATGCTGTTACGTTCTTGAAAATCTTAGCCTTGATAAATTTACGGTAGGTTGCATCATCCAGTAAGACGTTGCCACCCAAGGGTGTTCCGTAGTTGTAGAACAAACCGCCAATGCTTGAATTACCAAACTCACCAAAGCTTTGTGCATTAGTTGCACCTTGCAAACCAAAGTATTCATATAGGTCTGCTTCAAGAAGTTCTCTTGGTTGCCCAACAATCCTTCCGATTACGTTAAGCTGCTCGCCCTCCGCTGTATCAATGCTACGAAGCTGCATCACTTGTTTTAAAGCTTCTTGAATCTCAACTTGACCAAGGATCAGTAACTGTAGATACTTATCGAAGATGGGCTTATCGGTGAAAGCGTAGGTTACGCGATTACGGGCTTCTTCTAGGTAGGATACTGTGTCAAACTCATTTACAGCCATCAGCACCCTCCTTAAGACGTTGTGATTGTGATATTGTTAGGATCAAGAGAGAACAGCTCATTGAAACCAATAGAGATGTTTGCAACTCCAGTAGGAGATGGGGACGTTCCGATTGTCAAGCTGTTTACAAAGTGTCCTTGAATACTGTTAATCGGCGTGTACAGACGGCTGTAAACAACATCTTCGCCAATACCAAACTGTGCTTCCGTGTATGCAGCAATTGCATCTTTAATAGCCTGCTCGCCGTTTTGAGGAAACTCGGAGTTGGTGGTAATATCCAAGTCAATATAAATGGTGACAGGATTTGGACGCTCAAAACCAATATCGTGTGGGAAGCCTTGACTATCGTAGATCGTTACAGATGTGTTTCCATAACTACGAATACCAAGGGGCTTATTCTCCCAAATACTTTGTGCAATGTTTGTGGAAATACCACCAAGAACAATCGGCATAAAACTGTGAGCAGGGATACCATTAGCATCCGTTACATCTGTATCGTTCTCATAAATAACCACTTGCTCTACAGTGTCAAGGTTAATCAGAGCAGAGTACAATGCTTCAAGAATGTTAGAGGCACGTTCAAACTTACTTACACGGAAACGTTCACGAAGCTCTTCATCTGTCTCAACATACCTGCCAGCAACCGCACTGACAGGGTTTGTAACACTATCCCATCCAAGAACAGGGGTGGAAACCGAAGTGATTGTATTTGGAGCTTGCTCAATCGGGCCATATTCTTGGGCAATCAAGTCACCGAGCTTATCAACCTTAGTGATCCCAAGATTAGCTGAAGTGCTGAAAGAGGTTACTTGGAAAATATCGTCAAGATCAATTTCCAAAGTCGTCCCAACAACAGTAGCAATCAATTGAGGATGATTAGCATCAATCTCTGCTTTCAGTCCTGCAAGAATGCTCGCTGCTGTGGCTCCAACACCACTTGTGTAACTAACAGTGCTTGAGCTGGTAATCCGAGAATAGGTGATGGTGTACAACGTGCTGCTTGCAACAGTTGGTACTGTAATAGTGACACCAGAAGCAAGAGACGGCGACAACGCCACACTTGCCACAACATTAAAGCTTTGTCCAGTTGTGTCACTAGAAACAACACTTCCAGAAGGAATCAGGGTTCCGTTGTTGCCTGTGAAGATAGCTTGAGCTGTAGTGTAAGTGTTAGAGAAGCGAGTGATTCCACCAAGAGCTACGAGATTATCAAGAGCAATGCCTGTTGCTGAGTTTGGGTCAAAAGCTGAGTATACTTCTTGTACAGCCCCCCAAAGATCAGCCAACGAAGGGGAGATAAGACCAATCAATCGACCAAGCGTAGAATCTTCAGATGTATCTACAACGTCATTCGGGTCTTCAAGCAAATCTTGAAAGATTGGAACGGCTTCTTGACGAAGGTCTGTGATTACTTCAACTAGCCTTTTAATATCCAACCCTGAATTAGTCAATCCAGCCATAATTTATGATTACCTTAAGTTGTGGGTGAATTGACAATGATTTGATTGGTCAAACCACCGTTTGTTGTTTTAACTGTGAACTTACAACTATAGTTTCTGTTGACGTTATCAATGTTGCTTGTCCAAGAAACAATCTCACGGACACCTTGTACAGAAAGAACTTCTCGTTGTAAGATTGCATCCACTTGTTGTTTTGTTTTCTTAGTGCCTAAGATTTCAAACCAAGGAACACCATATGGCTCGTCGAGGAACCACTCGGCTCGAAAGGTTCTGAGGTGAATGGCAAGTCTTTGAGCTACAACATCTGCTTCAATGTAGGTGCGAGGAGATGCACCATTAACGAACACCATATCTCCAGTGCCGTTAATATCCATTAATAGGTCCATTAAACAACCCCTCCGGTGTTACTGGGGCCAGATTGAACCCCGCTATGAACGTGAGACTGATAAGGAACACCATTGATAGTCAGAGTTCCGACATAATTGATATTGCCAACCCAATCTGTGTGAGCAGCATCTACAAGCAAAGTTTGAACATTCACTCGTGCTACATCAGCATTAACAGTCACTTCTTGGTTTGTGTTAATAGTCACACCACCACCGCGATGTAAACGAATCTCTGTCTCTTCAGCACTGCCTAATCCGTGATAGAGAACCACATCGTTAGGACTGTGTTCCCATAAGTGTTTTTCTGGATTATTTACACTTTCGCTAAAAGGAAAGGGGGATGGAATAGCAACGCAATCTCTTTTATCAAACTTCCTAAAGTCGGAGGAAGTTGTTGGCATCCCGTTACCACGTTTCCAAAGATCAATACCCACCATTGAAAACATAAGCCAGACGGGATCACCAACAGAAATATTGTGAGTAAGCCCACCCTCACGTCCAGACGGCATTTGCACGGGGACATTCAGAATTACAGGTCGATCTTGTACTGTCCCATCTTCTTTTTTAATGTTAATTGCAGGCTGAACATCAATAGCTAGGTTTTGAAAGTTATCTCTTACTCGAACAACAATACCGGGAATAGATGTGTAAACATTCTCCATTCCGCTCCAGAAATTCTTAGTCAATGTCCCTTGCAGAGATTTTTCTTGTGCCATTATACGCTCCCGACCTTCTCTGTAAGTTTAATGTCCATAGACCAGTCATCTACACGCCAACCACCTTTAATCCTCATGGAATCAATTCGGTAGTAGCCAGTAAGTTCTTCGTACTCAAGTTTGATTAAAGAGCCAGCAACCAATTCTGGAATAATCAGGCAACGGAATTGTAATCCTCTTTTCTTCTTTTTATCTTTTACAGATCGGTTTACATCACCTGTTGTAAGATAGGGACGATCCAGCAAGCCTGAAGACTGACTAATTACAACAACAGAATTAATGTCGGTCGTGTGGCTCTCAGTGGCGTCGCTTACATACAGCACTTTGTCGTCAATTGACCAATCCATTTGATTGGCTCTGCACACTTCGTCTAGCATGTGTCGTGGAGTGCCGGAAAGTGGATAGCCGTCAATCACAGGATTTTTACAGTTAACACCTGTAATGACGTTGCGACTTGTGCCAAGTTCTTTGGCAATCTCTTTAATAACGTCTTCGTAAGTACTCCCCTCTGGGACAATCTTACTAATTGTTTGATGATTAAGTTCAACATAGTCAACACCAACATTCAAAATGGTGATTACATCAGCACCAGATTTTCTTGTAGATGCTTCTGTAACTTGGCCTGCAAAAAGACGTTTAAGTCCTGTATCAAGCCAACCTACACTAAGAACAAGACCAATGTATTTTCTTTCAAGGAATCTTTGTTTCTCTTTGGATAGGTTGTATATTTCAATTGTTGCACTATTGTTCTTTTGCTTGTTGTCGCTCATTTTGCTGATATCGAAGGTGATGTGAAGATCAGTAATTTCCCATCCATCTCCTGTTTTGATATCACCAACAATAAGAGAGTAAATCCTGTTAGTCTGTAAAGGCATTCACCCTCCCATTAATTTAAAGATCAGTAATGAAGAACAAACGAAACCATTTATACAAACTGAAAGAATCAGTTCTAAACTTCTCGGCACTATCGCCAATAGGTTCCAACCAAAGAAAGCCTGAGAATGGTAAGTGTGTATAATCAAGGAGGATTGGGTAAAGTAGAACCAATCTTTCTCCTTGCACAAAATAATTGGTCGATCCTTCTTCTCTCAGATCAAAGAACCATCCGTCTACTCGCTGGTTGTAGTAGAGTCGAAAGACGCAAGCCACCCCATCTAGTACAACAGAGTAGAAGTAATCTTGTTCCTGATACAGAGGTAAACTAACGTAATTCATTTAACCTCCAGGCCCCTTACCGTGGAAAAGTTCACTAAGCTGAGTCTGCGAGTAGACAGGCCCGACAAAATCTTTAGAAGACTCGTCTGTACTACCGGATACAGGTTTTTTAGTAGAGTCGGCCTTTCCTTTGTTGGCACTTGCTGCTGCCTGTTTCTTAATCTCTTCAGAAACATCCTCTGGAAGCTCCTCTCTGCGAATCTCGACAAATCGAGCTTGTTCAAGAGTCATATCAAAATGACAACCATTGCCGGTGTCAGGAGTTTCATTTACTCTGAAATCTGTTACGACAAGATTGGTATAAGGTGCTTTACTGTATTGGTTGCCCTCCATCTCATACAAAGATACAGTGACAATACTATTTCTGTATGTCTGTGATACAGGGTTGTAAATGACATCCAGAATCATTTTCTCGATAAATTCTGAGAAAGATGGACCTGCTTCTGCAACAAGAGATTCATCACCAAACACTTCTGGTTCAACAGGCGAGAGGAACTGACCAATCACGTCCGGTAGAAACTGATTCAGAAGAGTCTTTCCATCATCCACCGTAACAGCAACTGGCGGTTCACCCATTTGAATATTGTTTGCACCAACAGCAGCAAAACTTGTGGTATATGCTGCGAAGGTAATATCCGCAGAGGTAATAACTCCACGGATATTGAACGTCATATTTTCTGAAATGAAGTGATCTGATATGCTTACACCAGAGTCCAAAGGATGTTTGGATAGCTTACCGTTCACCGTCTTTGTATAGGACTCTACAGCGTTGATGTAGTAGACAGCACTAATATCTTCAGGACCACCGTTGTTTCCAAATTGTAAAACTAACGACATTATTTACTCCCGTAAGATATATCAACTTCACCAAGCTGGTTAGTCCACCAACCCTCAATCTGAGGAAGAATCTCCTGATTGAAGATATTCTCCATATTTGTGGGATCAATCACACCATCAATCTTGATTTCAAATGTGTTGGTGATAGTGTTGGATGTGTTGCCCATCATACCCATTTGAGCTATAGCTTGTTCTGGCGTATTAGGCACCGAAGGAATGTCCGATTGCCCATTTCCCTCTCCATACAACGCTTGTTGTTTTTTGAAGTCTAAGAAATCTGATGGGCTTTCCCATTGCCTACCTAGGCCACTGAGATACTCGTCTCTTTGGTGCCAAGGGATGTTTCCTCCAGTACCAAGAGTTCTACCGATAGCACCAAGCCCGCCACCAAACAACCTCTCAAGGATGACAGAAGATTCTTCTCTAAAATCATAATCTTGATTGTAGCGAAGTTTGAAGTCTTCTTGGTTCATTCCCCAATAAGACGCCAGAGCAAGCAATGGACCGCCGCGCATCATCATCAAACCAGCACCGCTGAGCATCCTCATCCAACCAGCACCCGGAGATGTTGGTTTACCTTTACCGGGGATTGACTTATCTGGTGTTCCTGGCATATCACCCGGAAAGCCGGATTGCTTTTTCAAGAAGTCATAAAGAAGAGAAGCGCCTAGCACTTTAGATGCAAGTTTAATTGCTGCGGCTACCGTTAAGAAAGCCATTGCAACGCCCATTATACCTCTATCAAATTCTACGAATTTCTCAAGGAATTTGAACAGATCGCCAGTTACACTTTTCTTGCCGCCTCCCATTGCAGCAGAAATATCTTCCAGAAGCATAAACATACCCTGAAAAATAAGACCAAGCCGCCCCCACTTAGACATAATCAGCAATCCCAAGCCCGCAAACGTTGATGCTGCTGGGTGTATTTCATTCATCGCCTCAGTAAGCCCTTCAACGGCTTTTTTGGTGTTTTCAAAGTACATACCAAGATCGCCAAGGACGCCTATTGGCATTTCTAATTGCTTGGTTAACCAATTAAAAGCTTTAGCTAATCCTTCGACAACGGGGGTTAACTTGCTTGCTGCATCACCAACCATTTTAAAGAAGCGGGCATAGCCTTCATCACCGCCCTTTTCTCCGAAGGTCTTTAAGAGGTCTTCAAACTTCTTACCCATGAACCCCTGAGCAAACACAGAGGTTTTAAAATACTTCGGAAGCATTGGTTCTGCTTCTTCTTTCAGCCGTGCATACAAGAGGGGGAGGTGTACATTAGGGTCTAGCTGACCCATCTCCATCATTTTATTAAGTTTCTTGGTGTCTCCACCAGCAGCAAC